AAGAAACTTAGTAGATTATGAAGCAGGTAAAACAATATTTGAAACAATGTTAGGCATAGTAAAAAAAGAAGATATAAATCAAACAGAATTATTTTGAAATTTGTAATACACGATAATAAAGACAAGATGCAATTAGTAAACTATTTAAAAGATATAGAAAGTCCTTACACAGTAGATGTAAAGAAACATAGAAACACAAGGTCTAACGTACAGAACAATTACTATTGGAAATGTATAGTACAAGTGTTAGCACAAGAGTTAGGTTACTTTAATGATGAGATGCACGATATTCTCCGTGCTAAGTTTCTTAATGAGTGGGAGATGGTAGAGATAAACAATAAGAAGATAGGAATAAACAAGATAGTAAGCACAACATCTTTAAACACAAAAGCATTTGAAGTATATGCAGACCAAATAAGAATATGGGCTTTGTCTGACTTAGGCATAAGATTGATGCTACCAAACGAATATCAATAATGGAAATAAACAATATATATAATGAAAACTGTCTAGACACTATGAGTAGGATGAATGATAACTTCGTAGATTTAACTGTCACTTCTCCTCCTTATGATAATCTTAGGGCTTATAATGGCTATTCATTTGACTTTGAAAGTATAGCAAAAGAACTCTATAGGGTAACTAAAGAAGGAGGTGTAGTCGTTTGGATAGTAGGGGATAGTAAACGAAAAGGAAGTAGAACGCTTACACATTTCAAACAATCTTTGTTTTTTAAAGAGATAGGATTTAATATTCACGATATTATGATATGGAAGAAGAACAATGTAATGCCTTATATCTTAAAAAATTGTTATACTCCTTCTTATGAGATAATGATAGTTCTTAGTAAAGGGAAGCCAAAAACAACTAATATTATAAGAGAAAAATGCAAACACGCAGGGAAGGTTTTAACATCAACAACAAACAATGTTCAAAGTATGAGAAAAGGTAAGAAGATAGTAGTAAAAACAAAACCAACAAAACCTAAGCATAATGTATGGACAACAATGACAACAGGGAAGAACTACGGACACCCAGCTATATTTCCTGAGAAATTAGTTGATGACCACATAAAAAGCTGGTCAAATGAAGGAGATTTAGTTTATGATTGTTTTATGGGAAGTGGAACTACTGCTAAGATGTGTATATTAAATAATAGAAAATACATAGGAAGTGAGATAAGTAAAGAGTATGTAGATATTGCAAACAAAAGATTAATAAAATACAAATCACAAAACAAATTGTTTTAATTTCTATTATATAATATGGAAAACGAACAAAAACGTACACGAGTAGGCAAAGAGCAAATGTTAGAAGCATTAGAGGTTTCACTAGGTATAGTTACTGAAGCTAGTGTTAAGTGTGGGGTTAGTAGAACACAACATTATATTTGGTGTAAAAATGATGAGGAATATCGTAAAGCAGTAGACAGTATAGAAAGTAAATTTATTGACTTTGCAGAAACACATTTAAAGAAACAGATAGAAAATGGTAGTACAACTGCTACTACATTCTTCTTAAGAACAAGAGGACGCAAGAGAGGTTATAATGAAAAGCAAGAAATAGATTTAACATCAGGAAACGAACCTATTAAAATTAATATAAATCTTGGAGATTAATCCTGAATTTACTGTAACACAAAAGGAATGTCTTAAATACCTATTTGATAAAAAGACTAAAGAAGTATTATTTGGTGGTGCAGCAGGAGGAGGTAAGTCTTGGGTAGGTGTAAGCTATTTAATTCTAATGTCCTTGCAGTATAAAGGCACAAGGTATCTAATGGGTAGGTCTAAGCTAGATGCTCTTAAAAAGACTACTCTAAATACTTTCTTTGAAGTCTGTAATGCTTGGAATCTAAAATCAGGAGAACACTATACGTTCAATGGCTCAAGTAATATTATTAGCTTTTATAACGGAAGTGAGATAATACTTAAAGACTTGTTCTTATATCCATCAGACAGAAACTTTGATAGTCTAGGTTCTCTTGAGATTACTGGTGCATTTATTGACGAAGCTAACCAAATAACTGAAAAGGCAAAAAACGTTGTAGCTTCAAGATTAAGGTACAAGTTAGATGAGAACGATTTAATACCTAAACTGGTAATGACTTGTAATCCTGCTAAGAACTGGGTATATACAGAATACTACAGACCTGCTAAAGACAACACTATAAAACCTTACAGAAAGTTTATACAAAGTCTAGTAAAGGATAATCAGTATATCTCTCAGCATTATGAAAAGCAGCTATCTGAATTAGATGAACTAAGTAAGCAAAGACTTCTTTATGGTAACTGGGAGTATGATGCAACTGATGACAGTTTAATAGATTACAATGCTATAGTAAGTTTATTTAATCAACAAGGTATTGATGGAGATAAGTACATAACTTGTGATGTAGCACGATTTGGAAGCGACAGAACAGTTATAATGCTTTGGAAGGGTCTACATACCACATACATTAAAACTATTCTTAAATCGTCTGTAAATGAGGTTGTAGAGCAAATTAAAAAGATACAACAAGACAACCAGGTTAATTTAAGAAACATCATAGTAGATGAGGACGGAGTAGGAGGTGGTGTAAAAGATTACTTACGTTGTCAAGGGTTTATTAATAATTCAAGACCAATTAAAGGAGAGAACTATCAAAACCTAAAGACACAATGCTATTATAAATTAGCTGACTTAATTAATAAAGGACAGTTAGGTATTAGTTGTTCTGATGTAAATATAAAGAGTTATATAATTGAGGAGTTAGAGCAGGTAAGAACTAAGGACGCAGATAAGGATAACAAACTATAAATACTTTCTAAGGATAATGTTAAATCTATTTTAGGACGTTCTCCTGACTACTCTGATGCGTTGGCTATGCGTATGTATTATGAAGTGGATAGTAACTATGGTAAGTATTTTGTGCAATAAAAAAGGGGGTTTTTACACCCCCTGTAGTGGCTCAGAATTTAATCTGACCTTTGTTCTTCCACTACCTTCCTTGATTATTAAAGTTTTTTTAATTATTTATTGTTAAAGGTGAATTTAATACTTTGTGTGCAGCTAATTTCTCTTTTGCAAATGCTCTTACCTTATCTTCTTGCAAGTTCTCTACAATAAACTTAAGGTCTCCTATACAGTGTGAAGAAGTTATTTTAACTACATGATGAGTTACATTAGCTTTAATTCTTATTACTGAATTACTTCTGTAATTTTTTGAACACATATCTATAAATACTTTAGCTAATTCTACTCCAGTTGCTGTTTCTGTTACTTCTTGTAAATTTACTCTTGTTCTCATTTTTTTAAGTTTTTGTTATTAATTATGGTACAAAGATACAGACTTTTTGTTATCCACCAAATTATTAACAACTTATTTAACAAAAAAGATTGTTTTACTCTAGTAAATTATTTAAAAAAAAGTATAAAAAAAAGGTGCAATCTTTAAAAATTAACACCTTTTTCTAACAAAAACTCATTGAAAACTCAGCAAATATAGTAATTTTAAACTATATTAATTAAATTTCTATTATATAATAATGAAAGTAAACATTAAGAAAGATGGTAAGCAAAACACTTACAATCTAATTAACAGTTGGGATGATGTAACACTTGAAAAATGGGCTTCACTTATTACTATGAGTAGTAAGTCAAAGTCTAAAGAAGCATTAGATACAATTAGCTTGTTGTCTAATATACCAAAGAAACTTATAAAAGAGTTAGGTATAAATGACGTATCTAATATTTTAAATAAGATAGCTGAATTGCAAAAGGATGCTAATAGTAAGTTAAGAAGGATAATTGAAGTAGATGGGATTGAGTACGGATTTCATCCTGATTTAAGTGAGATAAGTCTCGGTGCTTATGCCGATATTGAAACTTACATACAAGCAGGAATAGAGAACAACCTAGCTAAGATAATGGCAGTTCTTTATAGACCAATAGTAGAGAAGAATGGTAAGCAATATTCTATATCTGCTTATAATGGTAGTGAGGTCAGGATGAGGGCAGAGAAGTTTAAGAAGATGAAAGCAAAAGATGTAAATAGTTCTTTGGTTTTTTTTTACAATTTAGGGAACGAACTATCAGAGATTTTGCCGTTGTATTTGACGGAACGAGTGAATCAAGTGATACAATCACTACAGACGATAAATTCGCAAGTAAGTGGGGATGGTTTGGAGTAATGTATAGATTGACAAATGGAGAAATAATTAATTTAGAAAGGATTACTAAATTGAGTTTATATGAATGTTTAACTTGGCTTACTTATGAAGCTGATTTAAACGAAACAAAAAAAGTTAGTAGATGACACACTTTAAGAATTATAACAATACAATAGATACCTTAAAACAATTAGGTGCTAATCAGTTACAAATTAAAACTGTAACTACTGGAGATATATATGAGATAGACTTAGAGAAGAATACATTATATCCTCTAATGC